GGCAGTTTGGAATGCTCCACTACCATGTGAGAATCATGCTGAGATGGCAGTTAAAACAGCAATAGAAATTGAACTGCTCGGCGACGAACTAGAAAAAGAAATGGAACAACGTGGCTTACCGAGAGTTAAATTTGGTACAGGTGTCAACACAGGCACATGTATTGTCGGTAATATGGGTGCTGAAACTAGATTGGATTATAGTGTTGTAGGTGATGCAGTAAATTTAGGTGCTAGACTCGAAGCACAAACAAGAGCAGAAGACACACCAATCATTGTTTCTGAATACACATACTTGCAATGTAATGATATAGCATTTAGTAACATAGGCGAAGTTACTGTGAAAGGCAAAGAAGAGCCAGTTAGAATGTATGCTCCATTGTTTGATGGCAAAGTTAGAAAACTTTACAAGTAATTATTCGTCAGGTGACCAATGTTCCATAGAGCGGAACACACTTCTTGCAGTAACTAGATCTTTTTTAAGTTCCATTAAATAAAGAAATTCAAAAGGCTTCTCGCCAATTTTTTCTAATGGGTAATGATATGTTGATGTTATATGATCTATTGCTTTTATGTCTTTTTGTACACAATTTATAATCGTATTACGCCATTCTGCATCTTTAAACATGTCTAACACAAACACATGTACATGACTTTCAGGATTATAACTGTTCATTATATTAAGTAATTCATAATATAATGCTCTTATGGGATTGAGGTTATCTCTGTACTTAGAACTTACAATAGGAAAACGCCATTTATCTTCCTTGGTACATTGGTGTTTATAAAAATACAAGTACTCTTCCATAAATGATTCATATATGTTTTCTTGACTTTTACGCATTCTACTAGCAAGTATTCGTTTGAGTTTATTTAATAACTTTAAATGATACTCAGATAAAGAATCTTTGTACATATTAAATAATTCATCAGGATTCATACGACCGTCTATAAACTCGGCCGGTATTTCGTTGGACTTTGCAAACTTTATCAGTAAGTTTTCTAGTCTTATCTTTTTAAAATCTATTATGTCTGGCATTTATGTAAATTCAATATAGTATTAAGTTTTTCGTTACCTTTATTGTAACTTAAGGTTGCTCTAGCACCCTCGTGTAATGGCTTTGGCCATGTACCGATGTCTACCCAAGCATAACCACAACTTTCACCATTTAAATTTGGCATAAATTCGTGTTCTATGACAGCAACAAAACTATAATACATAAAGTTTTTGTCCTTACTTTGATAAACATCTATAGGATTCAGTTTATTAATATCTGGAACCAAACCCAACTCTTCATCAAGTTCACGTGTCAAGGCTTCATATGGAGACTCGCCTTTTTCAACAAGTCCTCCCCAAAAACCCCAAGTGTGTTTATGTCGTTTGTCGCTGTTTCTGAATTGTAAAAGTACACGTTCTGTGTCAAGAGCAAGAAATAATGTGCCTACGCCTATAACACCTACAAAAGGTTCTATAGGACTAGAGTCCAATATCCCGGATTGTATTCCCCCTCGTATATGCTCAGCCATTGTGTTCCTGTCCATTTGTATACTTTATTTGTATTTAAGTTTTTGGTTACTGCTGTAGTATTAATGTTGGCACTTGCATCAAACGATATAGACCAATTAGAACCGTTAAATTCTATTATGTTATTTTCTGATGCATCAATGTTCCACTCTGGATATCCAGTTTTTGAAAGATCTTCTGTAATTAAGTATCGCTGACCAATTTCTAGGTTTGCTAGTGTACCATCACCTGGTATATTATTATGTGGATTGATAATTTTTTCAATATTGCCTATAGTAGGAGCGGGTAATGTATCAGTATCTAGATTAAAAATTAATTGGCTGTCGTCTGACGGATGTTTTGCAATAGTTCCTGCAATATCCTGCGAGTCGTCTTCCATATCATTTGTAATTTTTAATTTTAAAATGCTGGTATCATCTATTAATTCTTTGGAGTAGGAGGCTAGTAAGTCAGTCCAACTCTTTGTCTCTATACCACCTGAGTCATATAGAGTTGCAGAATTGCTTAAAATACTAACTTTGTAATTACCTGGTGAAACAATTAAACGTGACTGGATATCAAAACTTCTAAAGAAATCATGTATGTCTTCATCATATCCAATTTCGCTAAGTGATTGTCCACCAAAATCTGTTATAATATTGCTATGTATTTCGTGTATAATACTTTGTCTTTTAACTTTAGCAGGTGGATTAATCCAAATAGGCAAAGTAAATGTTAATGTTGTGACATCTATTTGCTCGTCTACGCCTGCAGGAATACTTCTATTAGTAAACTGTATATCGGTTAATTCTACCTCAACAATTTGTGTCCAATCAAACGGATTAGAGTTTTGTTGTAACTGTATTGTTGGATTAAATAGAACTAGTATTTGTTCCATTAACTGTAATTTAGTATCAGTATTGGGTGTCCATATATCAACTTGCATAGTTAAGTTATATGGAACCGGCATGTATCTGTTAATTGTATATTGATTGCCTTGCTCTGCTTCATAACTTTGTGTATCGTTATTAAACTTTCTTTCAGTTATACTTTTTGTATCTGTAAAGAAAGGATCTTGTGTTCTATCTCTAGCAATTTGTAAACTTTGTATGCTAACACCTATAAAAGGTGTACTGTTAATAACATTTTCTGAATTTTGTCTAAGAATATGCGAAACCATTCTACTTGGATCTGCATATCTTATAGGCACAGTATTATATCTTTCGTCCTCGCCGTCCCTACTGCCTTCTTTAACTTTGAATGCATGAAATATTCTAATAAATTGTAGAATATATCGTCTTATTTGTTCATCATACCAGTACTGCATAGTTAATTATCCGTCTTAGGTTTAACAACTTTACTGAGGTTTGTTCTTTCATTAGTTATAGTACCGTCTGTGTTTGTTGTCTCTGCTGTGTTATTTATAAACCCATCTAATATTCTATTAGCACTCGAGAACACTCGTTTACTATCATCTGCAACTTTGACCCAACGATTGCCTGATTTCTTAAATATCCTGCTAGGATTAAAATCTGTCCTTAAGAAATAATCGCCATCAACTGCGGCTAATGGAAATGTTATACCACTACCTAATAATGTTGCACCATTTGGAGCACCTTCGATAGTTCCAATAAATGGTTTGCCCTTGGCATTTTCATCTACAAATAAATGAGCACCGGCGGCATAGTATGGATCATGTGGTACATTATTTTCTGCTTGTTGCACAATAGCATCTGAAATATCAATTTCATCCTTATATGTACTAATAATATTTCGTAAATCGTCTTCTTCGTCGCCATAGCCAATAATATCTCTGTATTCTTGACTGTCGCTTATTGGGCCTAACTTACATCTCCACATATGAGGCCACCAATTAGGATCAAATCCTTCGGAAGGCCTACTTGCATCTGTGATTACATAAAATCTGTTTATAGCATCTTTGCGATCATCTAGTAATAAGTCATCTCTCAAATGAGGCAACTCAATAACATCGCCTGCCATAAGTTTTCTGCCTAGTGTAGATACCATTGTTTCAATATGAAAGTTCATAAACAATGTATCATTTTGTAGAAACATACCAAATTGTGTCAAATCAAAGTCTGAATCACTTACAGTATATGTTCCTCTTAGTTCATATATGTTATCATCATACTTTCTGTCTCTGTTTTCTAAAAACAGCACATCTTGTATAAATGTTTCACCAGTTTTTTGATTACCGTCTGAATCGTAACTATTATCTTGTTGTGGTTGTGTAAAATCATTAGTGTCACCTTGATCGTGTACACCTAAGTATTTGTGAATATTTACGCCAGTGCCTCCGGCATAAATATTTTCCGCCACAATACCATCAACAAACTTATAGTCGTTACGTTTTACTGGATTCCATAAACTAATTTTAGGCATAACACTATTTATCAGATTGACAAAGGTTTAATTTTTTGCTATTATAAGAACATGGAAATTGCAGAATACATTATATTTGGCTTTTGTATATTAGGTGTAGGTTACACTTCATACAATATTGGTTACAAAGAAGGCATAGACACAGGTATCAAACTTGGTGCTGGATTTATGTTTGAGAAGTTCTGGGCGTTGGGTAAACCACGCAAAAGAGACCCTCAAATAAGATACGTCGAAATGACAAAAGACGAGATTATACTATAATATATCTTTATTTGACACCTTTTTTGCCAAAAAAATTATATATAGTTTTTAAAATGAGTAATTATTGGTATGGCTAGACAGAAAAAACAGCGATCAGTGTATATTACTACAGAGCCCGATTGGAAGACTCTGAAGTTAATCACAGACCCAGAAGAGCAAAAAACTGCATTTCGCAGTTGCGAATACTTTGCTAGAACAGAAGTTAGTAAAACTAAAGGATTGCCTATTGTCAAAAGTTGGATAAAAGATCATACAGGATGGTCGCCAGAAGATGTAAAAATTATTTTAGCAAATCCAGACTGGACTTTTAGTTCTTGCATAAGCACAATTTTTGTATGGCACAAACTAGGATACATGCCAGACCATTTACGTGAACATTACGAAAAACGCAAAAATGAAGAGTGGATACCACGTGGCAAAAAGGCTCTAGCAGAAAAGATTGAAAAAGTCGAAGCAAAATTAGCCAAGCCTGTTATAAGCATTCAAGATAGAATGAAGGATCAAGTATCTGACTTATGTGCTGAATTTGAATATTTTATAGATCAATTTGTAGACGGTACTAAAACACTTAAACAATTTGACCCATATAAAATGATGATAGCATACCAACCTGAAATAAAAGGACCACATGCTAAAATTGTTAAAGAAGAATTTGAAGCACAATACGAAGAAGCAAAATTAGTAGTTGAGTGGCAAGACGAAGACATTAAAGAAGGCTACAGTCACTTCGATGCTAAAATGCGTAAGACCTTCTTACAAGTGTTTGAAAAGATTAATACTGCTTGTGATACTATTGTGGCAACAAAAGCCACTACACGCAAGGCTCGTAAGCCTAAAGCACGGTCTAAAGAGACTATCGTGAAGAAATTAAAGTATGCTGTAAACTTTCCTGAGTTGGGACTAGCAAGTTTGCATCCAACAGACATAGTTTATGCGAATGAAGTTTGGGTGTACAACACTAAGACTAGAAAGGTTGGTGTGTATCATGCAAAAACAGTAGACCCAAGAAATATGCAAAGACCCGGAACAGGTATAATGGTTAAAGGAACTACATTACAAGACTTCGATGAGGAAACTAGCACACAAAAAACACTGAGAAAACCAGCAGAAATGATTAAAGGATTCGATGCTGGTAAAATGAAATGTAAAAAATCATTTGAAGAACTCACTACAACACCCACAAAACTTAACGGTAGATTTAACGAGCACACTATAATACTGCGAACTTTTTGATAAATAGTTTACATGAGTGCAACAGAAACCCCTAGAGATAAACTAATTACAGAGATCAAGTTACGTTTAGGTGACGGAATGATCGACGTGGAATTAGATCCAGAACACTATAATCTAGCAATAGACAGAGCAATACAAACAATCAGAAGTAGAAGTGATTCTGCTGTAGAAGAAAGTTATGCTTTTTTGCAAACACAACCAGATGTACAAGAATACACACTTCCAGGTGAAGTGTTAAATATCAGAAGAGTATATCGAAGAGGTGTTGGTGGTGGTAACATAGGTACAGGTACAAACTTTGATCCGTTTGACGTTGCATTTCAAAACACATATCTAATCAATGCAGGTGTTGTTGGTGGTTTAGCCAACTATGATGCATTTACTCAATACAAAGAAACACTTAACAGAATATTTGGCGGTGATTACGACTTTACATTCAACACAAATACCAAAGTGTTAAAATTATTGCGTAAGATATCTATAACAGAAGACATAATGATACAGATTTCTAACTTAGTACCAGAACACAATTTATTAGAGAACGAGTATTCTAGACCTTGGATGGCAGATTGGGCATTAGCAGAAGCAAAAATGATGCTCGGTGAAGCAAGAAGTAAGTATGCGTCAGGCTTGCCAGGACCACAAGGTTCCGTTCAGTTAAATGGCGAGGCTTTAAAGCAAGAGGCCATGACTGAGAAGGAAAGATTACTACAGTCAATAATTAACATGGAAGAAGGAAATAAAAATTACGGCTTTGTTATAGGATAAATGAACACAATAGGATTATTAGGTAATATAGGATCAGGTAAAAACACCGTAGCACAATATTTGGCAACCAAAGGTTGCATTCCAACATCATTCGCAGGCCCACTAAAAGACTTATGTGCAAACGTATTTGGCTGGGAAAGAGAATTACTAGAAGGTGAATCAGACGAAAGTAGACATTTCAGAGAAACTGTTGATATGTTTTGGAGCAAAAAATTAAATATTCCTAATTTTACTCCAAGATTAGCATTACAATTAATAGGCACAGATGTAATGCGTAATCATTTCAACGAAAATATATGGATAAGCAGTTTAGAATACAGAGTTAAAAAACTGCATCATCAAAATGAATGTGTTGTTATAAGCGATTGTCGTTTTCAAAACGAAGTCAACATTATCCAGGCAATGAATGGTACTGTTATTTTAGTAGAAAGAGAAGAAAAACCTGAATGGTATGATATTGCACTTAAGGCCAATGAAGGTGATGCTGTAGCAAGGCACATAATGAATAGAGATTTCAAACATGTTCACGCAAGTGAATGGGATTGGATTGGTTGTCATATAGACTTTACAGTAAAAAATAACGGAACCAAAGAAGAACTATTTGAACAAATAGACAAAATTATTGAAAAACTTCCACAAAAACCAGAAATATTCACAGATAATACCATAGAGATAATTTAAGGTCTTATTTATCATTTTTTATAAGAATTACTGATTTGTTATTTTTATAATACCACATTTATTGCATTTTTTAATAAATACATGTAACCAAAAAGGTATTATAGGAGAAAAATATGGCAACATTAGTATCACCTGGTGTAGATATTTCAGTATCAGACGAATCGTTTTATTCGCCTGGAGGTCCTGGAACAGTACCTTTGATTGTAATTGCAACAGCAAAGAACAAATCTAATCCCGATGGATCAGGTCTAGCACCTTACTCCAAAGCAGAAACAGATAACGAACTTTACTTAATTACAAGTCAAAGAGAATTGTTACAGCAGTACGGAAATCCACAATTCTACAGCACAGGAGGAACTCCACAACATGGTTACGAATTAAACGAGTACGGTTTATTAGCCGCACATAGTTTTCTAGGTCTGGCTTCAAGAGCATACGTTCTTAGATCAGATGTAGACTTAGATGAATTAAAACCATTGTCAAATGCACCGTCGGCTAATCCGGCAGATGCAACTATATGGGTAGACTCAAGTGCTACTAAGTGGGGTATCTTCGAATATAACACAACTTCATCAAAGTATGAAGAAAAGACAGACGTAAAAATTTTTACAAAAGACGAAATTACCAGCGGTGGCGTACCAAAACCATCAGTAGGTAAAAATGGCGATATCGGGATCTTAGGTATAGATCAAAACGGTAAAGCAAAAGCAGAAGTAGTATATTACTTAAAAGCATCATCTGTATGGCATGAGTTCACAGATGCAAGTACATTTGTAGGTAATACTTCTAAAGACTGTCAGTTTGTAACTCATTTAAACAGACCAACTACAAGAAAAGACAGTAGTGCTCTTCAAAGTGGCGATTTAATTGTTCAAACAACATCAGCCGCAAGTGGATTAAAGTATGGACTAAAAGTTTATAACTCATCTACTGCATCATGGGTCAGTACAACAGCAGAAGGTTATGCCAATTCAGCAAGTGCTTATGCAAGTACAAGCATTGGTGCAACACCAGACGCCGGCACATTCTTTGTAGAATATGATTCAGGTAATAAACTGGACTCAGACGTACATGGTAGATTTGCTTTAAGAAGACATAACGGTCAAAGCAGTTTACAAATACAAAGTTCAGCCGCTATTAGCGATACTGCAATAGCAAGACAAACAGGCGGTTCAGACTATGGTATCAGATTAAAAATTGATAATAGTGCATCAAATATTGATGTTAAATTTTCAACTGATACAAGTGGCGACGGTAACGTTAGTGTTGATGACATTGTTCAAGACATAAATGACCAATTATCATCAACAAATGTAGTAGCATCAAACGTATCTGGTAAACTTACACTTGTTTCCAATGACGGTAAAGACATTGATGTTTTCAATGGAGATGTAGGTGGTGTATCATTTAATGTATTCACAGAATTAAACATTGCTACAGGTAATTACAGTAACTTTAAAGTTGCAGACGTGTCTGGAACAGTTGCACAAATTGATAGCAAAAACTATGAATTTGGTACTACAGCACCAACTGGTGATTTAGCAACAGGTAAACTTTGGTATGATAGCAGTAACAATGTTGACATTTGGTACAACAAAAATGTTGGCGGAACTGCAACATGGACAAAATACTCAGACGACTACGATGTAAACGTAGCGGCGAGTGAGCCTACAACACAAAGCGATGGCGGTTCTTTAGTGGACGGCGACCTTTGGGTTGATTCAGATAATTTAGAAGATTATCCATTAATTTACAAAAGAAAATCAAGTGCATGGGTACTAGTTGATAATTCAGATCAAGTATCAGCAGACGGCGTCCTGTTCTTAGATTTAGCATCATATGGCGCATCAGTGGTAGACGCAGATGCAAAAGATCCAGCAACAGTACCATTTGGTATTTTAGCATGGAACTTTAGAGCCAGTGGTAAAAACGTTAAGAAATACTACACTTCATATTCTTACAGTGGCGGTACACTATCTAACGTATGGGTAAGTGAGTCAGGCAACAAAGCAGACGGTTCACCATACATGGGTAGAAAAGCACAAAGAAAAGTTATTGTTCAATCAATGCAGGCCGCATTAGCAAACAATAGCGAAATCAGAAGTGAAGTTAATTTCTATAATTTGATTGCCGCTCCAGGATATCCAGAACTAATAGATGAGATGATTACTCTTAACACAGATAAGAAAGAAGTCGCATTTATTGTTGGTGATAGTCCAATGAGATTAAAATCAGATGCAACCAGCATTAAAAACTGGTCAACCAATGCCAATAACGCAAGTGAAAACGGTGAAGATGGACTTATTGCAAGTAACCCATACGTTTCAGTTCACTATCCATCAGGTTTAACAACAAACTTAGACGGATCAAGTGTTGCTGTACCGGCTTCTCATATTGCATTAAGAACATTTGCATTCAATGACAATGTGGCATATCAATGGTTTGCACCAGCAGGGTATCAAAGAGGTATAGTACAAAACGCAACTAGTGTCGGTTATGTTGACGGACCAAGTGGCGAGTTTGTACCTGTTTCATTAAACAACGGACAAAGAGATACACTTTATGCAAATAAAGTTAATCCAATTGCTAACTTCCCAGGAAGAGGCTTAGTTGTATTTGGACAGAAGACTCTAAACCCAACTGCAAGTGCATTAGATAGAATTAACGTAGCAAGGCTTGTAAACTATATTAGATATCAATTAGATATCGCAGTTAAGCCTTTCTTATTTGAACCAAATGATGGTATAACCAGATCAGGTGTTAAGCGAGTTGCTGATTCATTATTATCAGAACTAGTTACACTAAGAGGTCTATTTGACTTTATTAGTGTTTGTGATACAACAAATAACACACCTGCAAGGATTGACAAAAACGAATTATACTTGGATATAGCAATTCAACCAACTAAAGCAGTTGAATTTATATACATTCCGATTAGAATTCAGTCAACTCTTGGTCAAACAGGCTCAGAATAAGATTATTCTAAAAATTATAAAGGGTGGATTTTTCCGCCCTTTATTTTTGGCCGAAAGATGATAAATAAATGTAATTAGCATGTATAACATGTGATTAGGAGATCGAAAGATGGCAGTAACAAAAGATAAATTTGGTGTACCTATTGAAGGTGCTCGATTAGGTATTTTACAACCTAAACTCAAATACAGATTCCGTGTAATCGTAACTGGATTTGGTGCAGGTGGTAGAACCGATGAGTTCACAAGTAACATCGTGAGTGTAACTAGACCAACATTTAATGTTGACGAAGTTGAAGTTCACAGTTATAACTCTCGTGCATATATTTCAGGTAAGCATCAATGGGAAGCGATTAATCTCAGTTTAAGGGATGATATCACTAACCAAGTTTCCGCTTTAGTCGGTCAGCAAATCCAAAGACAATTTAACCATTTCGAACAAACTACCGCAGTTAGTGGTGGAGACTATAAATTCGATATGCTTATCCAAGTCTTAGATGGTACAAATGCTGAGCCAACAGAGCAATGGGAACTAGAAGGATGTATGCTACAACAGGTTAACTATAGTGATCACTCATATGATGCCAGCGAAATTGTTCAACTAGACTTGAACGTCAGATACGATAACGCGGTACATGTGGCAGGACCTAATACACTCGGTGGTAAAGTTGCCGCAGGTGACCCATTCCCATTGGTATCACCACTACCAGCAACACCAGGCACTGGAGTATAATTTAGGCCTATATCTATAGGGAGGACCGATGGCAAAATTCTGGAAAGAGTTAATCGGCGGACAAGTTAAAAACGGGATTTATGTAGCCGGACCTAGACACGCAAGTAGTAAACTAGCGAGTTTTAGTACCGGCAATCCCCCTCGTTTGCCGTTTCAGTATATAGTTCATTTTGAACTAAATCCCACATTACAAGCATTATTTTTAAATAAGACTGGGCCTTATTCCCTAGCACAAATGGTCAAAACAATTGATATGCCAAGTATGGCTGTGACAGTTGAAAAAAGACCAAAGTATAATAAAAATGTTCCAGTAATTTTAACAAAAGAATTCAAACCTTTTAATGTAACAGTACACGATGATGTATCAAGTACATGGCAAGAACTGTGGCAAGTATATTACAATTATCATTTTACTGATGGCAGACACACTCAAGCAAATCCAGGTGTTGCTTCAGGTGAACTCCAAGACTGGAATAGTGTAATACATAATAGTAAACTAATAAGACACGAAGGCGACCATATGAGTCAATTTGATGGCATAGATATTCATGATGCTAAAAATTCACAGTTCTTTAATAATATTCATGTATACCAATTGCATGGTCAAACAGTACAACGTACAACAGCCGTCAATCCAATGATTAGTGATGTGTCGTTTACGCCACTAGATTACGCAGGAGCAGGAAGTTCACAGGAAATAACTTTTGCATTTGAATACGAAAAGTTACATTATTCTCCTGTTATAAATTTTGATTTTGATGAGGAAAGCACATTCTTGCAAGAGGCCATAGAAGATTATACTAAAGCAACACCATTCAATCCAACTGGTGATAGACTAAGAGGAATTGTAAAAGGTTTATTTGGATTGACTCAACGTGCCGGCAATAGAGGCAAAAATTTAACTGCTGTAAATACAGCACCAAGACAAGACTACGGTGGCGATTTAAGTACAATAAAAACAGCAGGTGAAGACCCAGAAGCAGTTGGATTTTTTGGTAACCTAGTTCGTAATGCTGTTAG